CTGGCCCTTCCCGACGTGGAAGGGTCAGCCGTACAAACCCAAGAAGCAACCCAAGCCGAAGGTGTGGGAGTCCGCACCGGAAGCATTGTTTTGAGGAGCGAGAGATGAACCGACTGAATGAAGATGGACTGGAGGACTTGGGCTGGCTTGCCGCCATGTTGGCGGCGCTTGGCTTCCTGTTCTTCGCCCTGGTGTACTTCATGCACTGGGCAGGGTGGCTCACATGAATTGGTTGGCAGATTTGTTAGCCCTGGCCTGGGCGGTATCCGTCGTGCTTGTGGTCTTCCTCGGGCCGTTTGTGGCGTTGGCGGTGTTGATCACTTACTTGTGGGGGATGTTATGACCCGCGACGAAATCATTGAACTGGCAAACAAGGCGCATGCCTACATCGACCGTCACTTCCTGGTCGCATCTAGCACGGGCATTGCTTCGTTTGAACACTTTGCCCGACTGGTGGCCGAGCGGGAACGGGAAGAGTGTGCGAAGGTGTGTGAAGAAGAAATTAAACGAGTGAAGCCGATCTATTCCGTGACGGCAGAGAACTGTGTCAAAGCCATCAGAGCAAGGGGGAAGGATGCCTGACCTCAAACTCTACGACTACCAACGCCCGCCGGAGATGCCAGAAGGCGTCTACAGATTGCAATACTTCTTCGCCCAAAAGAAGTACAAGCAGTTGCTCTACCCAAGCGCACCGTGGTTGGAGGGTCCATGCATGGTGCTGATGTACGACAAGGACGACAACCTGCTGCTGACCCGGTTCATCTTCCGGGATGGCACATACAAGGACGCAACATGAACCACATCGACCTGCTCAAACGCTGTCATGCATTGTTACGACGAGTGGATACTGTGACCCCTGAAGGCCGCTTGTCACTGGATGGTGATCGACTGGCTAAAGAGATCAACGACTACCTCAACAGCGTAAACAATGAAGTGCCCAACATGCGGAGTGCCGAGCCACGTCCTCGAAACCCGAACGACAACTGATGGATTGAAGCGAAGGAGATACGAGTGCCAAAACAAGCACAGGTTCACGACAGTTGGAACGTCGCAAGACCTACGGCTGGACCTGCACAACAACCCTCATCGCCACGAGCAGGCAGTGAGGACATCGAGGCAGGAGAAAGCCTACTACGCGCAAATGATCGCCAGGAAGGGGGCACCCACTACAAACAATTCAAGTACGAAACCTGGGACGTCATCCTCGACTGGGGACTTGGCTACTTGGATGGCAATGCTGTCAAGTACCTCAGTCGATGGCGACACAAAAACGGATTAGAAGACCTGAAGAAGGCGCGGCATTACATCGACAAACTCATTGAAACAGAGATGGAGAAAAGAGATGGAACTGACTCAAAGCCAACTTAAGCAAATTTGGAAACATGCCAGTGAAGCCGATGGTGGCTACTGCCCCGTGTGCGAACGGTGGGGCAAGGTCAACTCGGTGCGCCTGACGGGCAGCATGGTGCGTGCCCTGGGGTGGCTGTACAAAGAGATGCAGGTCACGGGAGAGCAGTGGATCAACATCCCGACAGAAGCACCGAAGACCGTGATGCGTTCCTACAGCGTCACAAGTTTTAAGTACTGGGGCTTTGTGGAGCCGCGACCCAAACTTGCCAAGGTAGTCCAACTGCCACGAGTGCGGGGTCAGAAACGAGAGCCGCAGGTCAAGACGCGCACGTCAGGATACTGGACGGTGACCGATGCAGGCAGGGCGTTCCTGACCAACCAAGTCCGAGTGCCGGATCGAGCGTTCGTTTACGCTGATGCCGTGCAGGGCTACGGGTTGGACACCGTGTCTGCAAAAGAAGTCATGGACAGGAAGTTTGATTACGACGCCATGATGAACGACATCTACGCACTGCACAAGGCCACCCATGCAACTCATCACGCTTGACTTCGAAACCTTCTACGACCGCGACTTCTCACTGACCAAACTGACGACCGAGGAGTACATCCGCGACCCTCGCTTTGAGGTGATCGGTGTGGGCGTCAAGGTCGGCGACGAGACCGCCGTGTGGGGCAGCGGCACCAAGGAAGAGATCGGCGACTGGCTGAAATCTTTTGAGATGGAGAAGCACATGGTGTTGGCGCACAACACCATGTTCGACGGGGCAATCCTGTCGTGGTTCTTCGACATCCATCCGAAGATGCTGCTCGACACCATGTGCATGTCCCGTGCGTTGTTTGGCGTGGAGGTGAGTTCGTCTCTGGCTGCTGTAGCCGAAAGGCTACAGATCGGGCGCAAGGGCGACGAGATCATCAACGCGATGGGTAAACGCCGAGCCGACTTCACCGAGGCGGCGCTGTCTCGGTACGGGGACTACTGCATCAACGACGTGGAGTTGACGCACAAGGCGTTCATGAAGATGTCCCCCGACTTCCCGGTGACGGAGTTGCGGATCATCGACCTGACGCTCAAGATGTTTACTGAGCCGGTGCTGGTGGTGGATCAGAGTGTCCTGGCTAAACATCTTACCGAGGTGGTCGAGCGCAAGGAGAAGTTGCTCCAAGAGTGCGGCGTGGAGAAGGAAGAACTGATGAGCAATCAGAAGTTCGCCGACGCCCTGCGTACGCTTGGGGTAACTCCTCCTACAAAGATGAGCCCACTCACCAATAAAGAAACGTATGCGTTTGCCAAGAGCGACGAGGCGTTCCTGCGCCTGTCCGAGCATCCTGACTGGCGCGTGCAGGGGTTGGTGGCTGCACGTCTGGGGCTGAAGTCCACCCTGGAGGAGACACGCACCCAAAGATTCTTGGAGATCGCCAAGCGAGGGGCGCTGCCCGTGCCCCTGCGCTACTACGCCGCACACACCGGGCGGTTCGGGGGCGACGACAAGATCAACATGCAGAACCTGCCGAGCCGGGGCGACAACGCAGGCAAGATCAAGAAAGGGATCATGGCCCCACCGGGCTACAGCATCATCGACGCCGACTCCTCACAGATCGAGGCGCGGGTGCTTGCGTGGTTGGCAGGGCAGGATGATCTGGTCGAGGCGTTCGCCCAGGGTAAAGATGTGTACAAGAAGATGGCCGCACCCATCTACAACAAACCCGAAGGAGAGATCACCAAGCCCGAGCGGTTCATGGGCAAGACCACTGTACTGGGCTGCGGCTACGGCATGGGGGCGGTCAAGTTCCAGGCCCAACTCAAGACATCTGACGTGACCATCTCATTGGACGAGGCCCGGCGTATCGTGGAGGTGTACCGCCAAACAAACTATGCCGTGACCGCCCTGTGGCGGCAGGCGCAGATGGCCTTGGTGGCTATCTCCCGATGGGACGATGGCAAGGTGCCGTTCGGGCGTGACGGGGTGTTGGAGATCGTGACACGGGAGGCAGCGATTCGACTTCCCAATGGGCTGTACCTGCGCTACGATGACCTGAAATTGAGTGAAGGCGAGAAGGGGCCGGAGTTCACATACCGCACCCGCAAGGGGCGCACCCGCATCTACGGGGGCAAGGTGGTGGAGAACGTCTGCCAAGCGTTGGCCCGGTGTCTGATCGCCGAGCAGATGCTCAAGATCGCCAAGAGATACAGAGTTGTGTTGACAGTGCACGACGCAGTTGCGTGCATTGTTCCTGATGCCGAGGTCGCGGAGGCCCAAGCCTACGTGGAAGAGTGCATGCGATGGACACCCGAGTGGGCAGCGGGACTGCCTGTCAACTGTGAATCTGGAGTAGGAAAAAGTTATGGGGACTGCTGAAGTGATTGACTACGCATATCCGACCATGATGGCTGAGAAGTCACTCAAGGCTGTGCATGACGCAGCCCTTGAGAAGGACTGGTACGTGGCCAGGGAAGAAGCCTTGATGGCCATTAAATGGATAACCGAGGCACACGCTGCACTGTTGGTGATGCAGAAGGAAGACAAGCGGTGAAGTGGTCGTACAGCAGTCTGAAGTTGTTTGAGCAATGCCCCCGCAAGTACTACCACCTGCGGGTAGCCAAGGACTTCAAGGAAGATGACAACGCCGAACATCTTATGTACGGCAAGCGATTCCACGAGGCTGCTGAACACTACATCCGAGACGGCACCCCACTGCCCGAGTACTTCGCTTTTGTGAAACCGGCTCTGGACAACCTCAACCAAATTCCTGGTGAGAAGTTATGCGAGTACCCGATGGGTATCACCGAAGACCTGCGCCCCTGTGCGTTCGACGCACCGGATGTGTGGTTCCGAGGGATCGCTGACCTGCTCATCCTCAACAAGGAGACGGGCGAGGCCCGGGTGGTGGACTACAAGACGGGCAAGAGCGCCAAGTACGCCGACCCCGATCAGTTGGAGTTGATGTCCCTGTGCGTGTTCAAGCACTTCCCTGAGATCAAGCGCGTCAAGTCTGGGCTGCTGTTCGTGATTGCGAATTCGCTGGTCAAAAGCAAGTGCGATGCATCACAGGAAGACGTGTTATGGGAGAGGTGGACGGGGCGTCACCAAAGGTTGAAAATTGCGATGGACAACGATGTCTGGAACCCGCGCCCGAGTGGGCTGTGCCGAAAGCACTGCGTGGTGCTGAGTTGTTCACACAACGGAAGGAACTGAGATGCAGCACCGAGGAAAAAAGCCCGATTCGTTTGCTGTTGCGCGTACTAAGAGCGGCAGAAACATAATCATAGAAGTTCGTGACGCTAGAGAGTGCGTGCGCCCATCAGTCGAGAAAGATATACACAGCGCAGTGCACCGTCTCCTGCGCCGGATGTGCGTTGAAGTGACGGAGGAAGGTACACAAAATGCCGTACGTGAATAAACCGCGCCCGTACAAGCACGAGTACGAGATGCAGAAGCAGCGAGGCGAGCACGAGGATCGCATGGAGCGACAGCGTGCTCGGCGTGCACTGGACAAGAAGGGTGTGGAGCGCAAGGGTAAAGACGTGTCGCACACCAAGGCGCTCGCCAAGGGCGGCACCAACGCGGACGGCTATCGCTTGGAGGCACCGAGCAAGAACCGCAGCCGCA